GGCCTCTACATTTCTAGTTACTAGGTGAACGGGGGGCCTATGCCCGCACGGCCGACGATCGCCAGCGCTGCCGCCAAGGGCCACGTTGAAGGGTTGCGGGCGATGCGTGACAAGCTCGCCGCCGACATGGATCAGGCCGGCCCCGGTGTCGTCGCCCAGATTGCCGGCCGTTTGCAGGCCGTGCTCGACCGCATCGCTGAGCTCGAGGGGTCGGCGGTCCCGGAGGTGTCCAAGGTCGATGAGCTTGCTGGAAAACGACGTCAGGCTGGGGTCGCAGCGTCCGACTCACGTACATCTTCCGGCCGACCGCGTAACGTCCGCCGGTCCTGACATCTGCGCCCTGGCCAATGAGGCCGGGCTGGTGCTGGACGATTGGCAGGCGTGGTTCATTGACCAGGCGATGGGCGAGTCGGTGCCGGGGCGGCGCTGGTCGGCGTTCGAGGTGGCCTGTCTTGTCTCCCGCCAGAACGGCAAGGGCGCCCTACTCGAGGCCCGTCAGTTGGGTGGGTTGTTCTACTTGCGGGAGCCGTTGCAGGTTCACACCGCGCACGAGTTCAAGACGGCGTTCGAGCATTTCCTGCGCATCGTCAACCTGATCGAGGGTTGTCCGGACATGGACCGCAAGGTGCAGCGCATACGGCGGGGCGCGGGTGAGCAGGCGGTCGAACTGAAGACGGGGGAGCGTCTGCGTTTCTTGGCTCGTTCGACCGGTTCGGGTCGTGGTCTGACCGGCGACGTGGTCTACCTCGACGAGGCGTTCGCCCTGACGGCGCCGATGATGGGGGCGCTGCTGCCCACTTTGTCGGCGGTGCCGAATCCGCAGGTCTGGTACACGTCGTCGGCTCCGCGCATGACGTCGGATGTGCTGCACCATGTCCGCCGTCGGGGCCGTGTCGGGGGTAGTGCCCGCCTGTTCTTCGCCGAGTGGGCGCTCGAGGCTGACGCCGATCCCGGCGACGTCGACAACTGGTACACGTCGAATCCGGCGCTGGGTATCCGCATCTCCGAGGATTTTGTGCGGGCTGAGTTGGACGCGATGCGGGCGATGCCGGCCGAGTTTCGCCGCGAGCGCCTCGGCGTCCCCGAGCCGTTGTCTGTAGAGACGACGGCGGTGCCCAACTGGTCGGCGCTCGTCGACCCGCACTCGGAGATCGCCGCCGCCTTATGTCTGGCCCTCGACGTCGCCCCTGACCGGATGTCGGCGACGTTCGGCGCCGCCGGTCGTCGTAGCGACGGCCGGTTCCATGTCGAGGACATCGACCGTCGCCCGGAGACCGGATGGGTGCTCGGCCGGGCGGTTGACCTTGTGGCCCGGTGGGGGGTCCCGTTGCGGATCGAGAAGGGTTCGCCGGCTGCCGCGTTCCTGGCCCCGCTGCGCGAGGCGCAGGTGGCTGTCATCGAAGTGGCGCCGGCCGGTCACGCCGAAGCGCTCGGCCAGTTCCTCGACGCCTGTGCTAACGACAACCTGCGCCACCTCGGCCGCACGGCGCTCGACCTGGCCGTGGCCAACGCTGAGCGTCGGGTGACCGGCGACGCCGAACGCTGGGCCCGTCGGAACTCGCGGGTCGATATCTCGCCGTTGGTGGCCGTCACGTTGGCGCTGGGTGGTGTGCCGTCGGCCGTTCCGAAGCTGCCCCGTATCCACACGTTGACGAAGGAGGCCGGGTGAGTTTCTGGTCTTGGCTGCTCGGTTCGACGGGTGGGGTCACGCCGAATACAACCGAGCCGCCGCCGCCGCCGGGGACGGTGGGCGGTACTGGTTGGACGGCGGGCGATCCTGACGGCGTCGAGTTCGATACGACGCCGACGTTTACTCGTGCCCTGCCGTCGCCGTCGCCGTCGCCGTGGTCGGGTTGGCCGGCGTCGTGGTCGGTGCCGGATTGGGATTTCGGGTCACGGTTCAACGAGCTTATTGACGTCGCTTGGGCGTGTCTCGATCTGAATTCGAGAGTGTTGTCGACGATGCCGGTGTACCGGACGCGTGGCGGCCAGGTGATCGAGCCGTCGACGTGGATGGCGAATCCGGATCCGACGATTTACACGTCGTGGCACGAGTTCGCCAAGCAGCTGTTCTGGGACTACTACCTCGGCGAGGCGTTCGTGCTGCCGGTGGCCCGTGGGTTCGACGGGTATCCGTTGACGTTCCGGGTGGTTCCGCCGTGGATGATGCACGTCGAGATGGCCGGCGGGGTGCGCCGCTACCGGTTGGGGGGCCTGTCGGGGCCGGATGTGTCCGACGAGGTGTTGCACATCCGGTACAAGTCGACGACTGACGGCGCTCACGGTGTCGGCCCGTTGGAGTCGGCCGGCGGTCGCATGTTGACGGCCGGCGTCATCGCCAAATACGTCAGGGAGGTCGTGTCGACGGGTGGGGTCCCCGTGTACACGTTGGAGACCGACCAGCCGCTGTCACCCGCCGACGCTCAGGATTTGTTGAACCAGTGGGTGGAGTCTCGGGCGGCGAACATGGGGACGCCACCGGTGCTCGACTCCAACGTGAAACTCGTGACCCATATGGGGATGTCACCGAAGGACATGGCGATGTTGGAGATCGTCGAGTTCACCGAGGCCCGCATCGCCGTGCTGTTGGGCGTCCCCCCGACCCTTGTCTCGCTGTCGTCGGGCGGCAACAGCAGCATGACCTACTCCAACGTGTCGCAGGTGTTCGAGTTCCATGATCGGGCGTCGTTGAAGACGACGGCGACTCATGTCATGTCGGCCCTGTCGTGGTGGGCGCTGCCACGTGCCCAACAGGCCGAGCTGAACCGTGACGAGTACACCCGGCCGTCGTTCACTGAACGGGCCTCGGCATGGTCGCAACTCGTCGCGGCGGGGATCATGTCGGTCGAGGAGGTGCGGGTGGCTGAACGTCTCACTGGGCCGGCGCCGGCGGTGGCGATCACCGGCGGCGACAACGACCCGAACATGGAAGGCGTGAGCCCATGACGCCGAATGACCCCCCCGAGATCCTGGTGCGTAACGACGCCGTCATTGCCGACGTCAATCCGCGGCAGCGTCTGATCGATCTGATCGCCGTGCCGTGGGACCAGGAGGGTGATGTGCCGTGGCATGGCGAGATTTGGCGGGAATCGTTTCAACGTGGCGCGTTCGACGGCATCGAGGAGCATGCCGGCCGGGTTCGGGTCAATCGTGAACATGTTCGGGGGGACACGGTCGGTCGGGCCGTGACGTTGGATCCGGCGCACGGCGATGGTCTGTTCGCCCGTCTCAAGATCGCCTCTACGCCGAGGGGTGACGACACCCTCGAGCTGGCGGCCGACGACATGTTGTCGGCGTCGATCGGCTACTACGTGAAGAAACCGGACGATGTCGTCGTGAACCGGCGAACGATGACGCGTCGAGTGGTTCGGGCGTTCCTCGACCATCTCGGGATGGTCGAGTCGCCCACGTTTACAGGTGCCCGTGTGCTGGCTGTTCGTGAGGAACAGTCTGGGCTGTCGACGGCCGACGGGCCGTTGTACGAAGCACCGGCGTTAGACGACGCGATGAACGACGAGCTGCTGAATTGGGCTCGCTCGCGTATCGCCCGCTGACCCAAAAACGACGGTTCCCGGTGTGCGGGGATCGGCCGTGTGTCCCCTTCCCCATCACACCCCCTCTCAAGGAGGCCCATCATGGCCAACAGCCATGCCAACGACGCCATGATCCGGCGTCTCGAAAAGGAACTCGAAGAGCGCAGCCTGTCCGCGCAGGCGATCATCGGCAACGCCCAAGGTGGCGAACGCGACCTCAACGACGCCGAGAAGGAAACCCTCGCCGGGATTCGTGAACGCATCAACGAGATCAAGCCGCAGATCGACGAACTCGAGAACATGGCCGAGATCGCCGGTCAGGTCCACGCCCGGCTGAACCAGCTCGACGTGGCGACCACGACGGCCCGCCGCACCGGGTCAGATCCGGTCGAGTACCGGTCGGCCGGTGCCTACCTCCTCGACTACGTGAGCGCCCAGACCGGCAGCCAGCAGGCCCGTGAACGCATCGAGGTGTTCTACCGGGCCGCCGCCCACCAGAAGACGACGGACAACCTGGGGATCATCCCCGACCCGATCACTGGTGGCCTCGTCAACTTCATTGACGCGGCCCGGCCGATCGTGTCGTTCCTCGGCCCCCAGCCGATGCCATCGGCGACGTGGTACCGGCCGAAGGTGACACAGCACACGTTGGTGTCGGCGCAGGGTTCCGCCGGTGCAGCCGCCGACGAGAAGGCCGAACTGGCATCGCAGAAGATGACGATCAGCAGGCTCACCGCCACCGCTGTCACCTACGGCGGCTACGTCAACGTGTCACGCCAGAACATTGACTTCTCGTCGCCTGCGGCGATGGACGTCATCGTCAACGACCTCGCCGCTCAGTACGCCATTCAGACCGAAGCGGCTGCCGGCGTGCTGATCCAGGCGATCGCCAACAATGTCGAACTTGCTCCCGTCGCCGCTGGCACCGCCCCGTCGGCGACCGAGCTGACAGCGGCGCTGTGGACGGCGGCGGGCAACATTTACACGGCGATGAAGGGTCAGGGCCGCCTCGCTCTCATCGTGCCGCCGTCCCGTCTCGGTTCGTGGGGTGCACTGTTCGCCCCGGTCAACCCGACGAACGCCCAGTCGACCGGGTTCCAAGCCGGCAACTTCGCTCAAGGCGTGATGGGGACGATCTCCGGTATCCCGGTGATCGTGTCGGCCGGCTATCCGACGACGACGAACCATTACGGGTCGCTGATCTCGTCGGCCGCCGTCGAATGTTGGGAGCAGCGCGTCGGCATGTTGCAAGCCACTGAGCCGTCGGTGCTCG